TGTGGACCTTGTTCGCCCTGTGGACCTTGTGGACCTTGTTCGCCCTGTGGACCTTGTTCGCCCTGTGGTCCTTGTGGACCTTGTTCGCCCTGTGGTCCTTGTTCGCCCTGTGGTCCTTGTGGACCTTGTTCGCCCTGTGGACCTTGTTCGCCCTGTGGTCCTTGTGGTCCTTGTGGACCTTGTGAACCTTGTGGTCCTTGTTCGCCCTGTGGACCTGTTTCGCCCTGTGGTCCTTGTTCGCCCTGTGGGCCTATAGGCCCTTGTGATCCCTGTGGTCCGCTATCAGTTTTGGGTATAAGATCACTGTCATCGATACCATTTTGGAACCAATATTCCACAATAGATCCGCTATCTAAAATGCCAACTACCAGACCTTGATAACGACGTAGAGTAGGTATAGCAAGTAATGCGGTGGCTACATTAGCATAAGGACCGTATCTAGCATCAGTGGGTTTCTGTGCTTGAACAAGAATATTGTCATTAAGTGTAATAGCCATTTTTTATTATGAATTCCTATATTGTAAGGCGCCCTCGGTAATTGTAGCGCCGTCGCTGATGTAGATCTTAAATGACACACCTGACCAGAAACCGTCAGGGCTGTTGACATTTTGTGTAACTGGAGTCAAGATAAAGTTACCGGGGCCAATCAAACCTTGATTAAGTTCAGTGAAATACCAAACAGTTTTTTGAGTATAAGAGGCCTGATGGGCCATCCAAACATATTCACCAAATGCGTTGTAAGTCACAGACACTGTTTCGCTAGCTGCGACCAATACTTTATTAGCAGTGCCGGCTGCAATTTCAGCAGCAATAGAACTAGCAGTGGGTTGTGTAAATGATTTACCCCAAAAATATGGATAAATTCCGTTGATTGATATAGCTGATGAAGTAATAGAAGCTGCTGATTGAGGTGCATTAATGCTACGCACTGCAGCAGGTCTTGAATCGGTGATGCCTTTGTTGTTGAGTTTGGGTAATCCTGCATCGTAGCTACCAGTAGCCGACCATGATGTAGTGCCCGACACCACAGTATAGGAATCAGTGCCGGACAATTGATAAGTGTAGTTGGGATTATTTGGGTCTGCGTAGCCAAATTGTGGAGCAATATTGGAAGTCAATGTCTCAGTGGGATTATTGATTGTAAATATCTGTGTAGCCCCTCTAAACAAGCTCAAAACAGTAAATGTGCTGGCATCGTTTTCTGTGCCAGTGGTCGTCAATGCTTGATTAATTGTTGAGCCAATTTCTTTAGTTCCTGATTGATCGCCCGACAGTGTCAGTGTTGGAACTGTATAAGTGGGGTTAAGATCCGGAAACAGTATAGTATCAAGCACCTGGACTAGATTTTTTGTTTTCCAATCGCTAGCAGGTAGTGGTGTAGCCCCGCCCACAGTCACGCTTTCCACGCTGTCGCTGACTGTGGTGTTATAAATTGTATTAAGTGTATTAGCCGAATAATCTAGACCGGTATTAGCGCCAACCACAATATTGCTGACCAAGCTATCAAATATGCTCTGTCCGTTGGCGTAGAAATAATTGTTACTTAAAATATTACCAGTGGAGATATTAGCGGTAACGTTCAGGCCGTTGGGTGTAATTGTCAAAACGTTGTTGACGCCGCCGATATTGGCCACAATATTACCGTTGGCAGTGGCAATGCCCATTTCTGTATTGCCGTTGGCAATAGATTGTGCAGATCCCACATTAGCAGTGACATTAGTGAGTCCGCTGCCGTCGCCAGAAATAACGCCATCAACAGTTAAATTACCACCGATGGTCATGGATCCGTCGTTATTGATGCCCCCGGTACCGATCCAAAGAGTATTCCATCTCAGTAGTTCTGGATAGTAACTACCTAGATCATAGACATCATCCACATTAGGCAACAGATGATTAGTGACTCTGACCACGCCAATGCCCGACGGTGCCAATACAAGATTAGCATTAGTGACATTAGTGGTAATTCTATTATTAGATATCACCACCTGACTATCAACAGGGCCGGCACCGTAAATTGCCGACATCATGGTATTGATATCAGCAAAAGCCTGTCTTAGTGGGGTGCCTTCTCCGTCGTCGGGCGAATCACCTATATCAATGATTATCTGTGACATTTTTTCTGAATTTAACTTATTTACCAAAAATAAAAAACTATAAGCTGCTGTAGTTTTGTTTAAATTTTGTCAAAAAATCTGTCATAGTAATAGATTTAAGGTTGTTTATTGTGAGAAAATCTTTGATATTTGCGGTAGTAGAACCGCAAACTCTAATGAATGTTGTGTTGGGAAAATTTTTAGTTATTTGTTTTATTTGATTAACCCAGTTTCCGGTAAATGTTTGGCTGGTATTTTTGGCTTTATAAAATTCAGTACCGGCATAGATATTATTGAATTTTTGGTGTTGGTCGGGTCCCAAATCAAAACCTATCAGATATATTTCGTTGTGGCCGTCCACAGCAGAAATTGCGCAGGCCACAGGTCCTGAACTGTAGCCATAATAGGGTTGTGGAATATTCAAGCCGCCCAAATTCGGCAAAGGTTTTCTAGTATAGAATCGATTTTGTTGACTATAGCCAGATTTTTGTATAGTATGTGCAATAGGGCGGTCTGTGGCCACTAATACATCTGGCACAAAATCTCGATAAAGTGCGTTACAGCCATAGATTTTGCCATGATTTTTTAGTTGATCAAGATCAACTTTCAATCTACTAATTCCGTTGCCCAAAACAAATGCTGTAGTCATAAAAAAATCCTCGTAGTATATATCTACGAGGATTCTGACACCACAAGTTCTTGATTACAGAGCCGAAGGATCTGATTCAATAACTGCCATCTCGATGGTGCCTGTGCTGCTACTCCATCCATTGGTAAATGTGGCTTTTTCTCCTCCGGATTTCACAGCGGTTTCGCCGTCAACACCCTGGAAGAAGTTGACAAAATACACAATATTGTCTGGACTGCCCGCCGAGCCACCAGTCCAATCAGTGGCATATTTGTTTGTTAACTTGCTGAGTCTAATAGCACTACTATCGCTAGTAAACACTGTCAATGTCATATTACCTTCAGTCAACGAACTATCGGCTTCGTTGCTGAGTGTGCACACACCCGACACACCCGAACTAGCACCGTAAACAAGATATTTACGTTCGCCTTTTTGTCTCACAATATATCCATCCTCTTCGCTTTGTCCCGTAATGAAAACTCGGGCCAATATCACAGGATTGCCAGCATTGGGGCCAGCAGCGGCAATGACTGTCTGTGGATAAGCAGGAGTTCCGTTTTGTGTTGATGCAATATTACCGCCAACCACACCGTAGAATTCTGTGCTGATCATTCCGGTGGGTGTAACTGGTGCAGTCAGTGATCCCACAGAAGGGAATCCAATGTCTGTGCCTGTTGTGCTACCAAATGCGCCGGTAGCGGCTTTCATGATTTTTAGTGGACGACCCATTTTTTTCTCCTAATTAGAAGTCCCATCGGGGTTCTAGCCCGTACGCGGTGGGTTTATACGCCGCATAAAACGCATTGTGCGTTGTTGTTATTTAGCTGATTGTTGATGTTTTCAATCAGCGACAGCTTTTTTCATCATGTTGACACAGTTCAATTTGAATTCCCATAATCTGCCACTATGACATCAGCGATTCGATCGATGATTGTTTCGTAGTCGTCATCATGTGCCAATCTAGAATGTCTAGCTATGCTATCATACATATTTTGAATATAAGCTCCCAATGGGCTATCGTCGTCTAATAAATCGTAGATTGCATCATGCAGGTCTCTTTCTTGAGCCAACGAAATCAATAGTTGAGTTAAATCACTTGCTCGACCTTCCGCCACATCTTGCTTAGATACACTAATAACATTAATGCCTTTAAGTTGAAATTTATCCCAAATATCAGATTCATTGTTTGCTTTTACGATCTTAGTAACATTTCTGTCTGTTTTTGGACTATAGTAGACTACTTTGAATGTCTTTTGTGTTTCAGAGCCTTCCGCCACACCTTGATTCACACCTTTACCTTGTCTTACACCACGTGCCCACTCAGCACTATTTTTGAAACCAAGTTTTTTTGCTAGTTGATCAAGTTCATA